TTGTTGAATTGATTCTTTGTTTGTATGGAAAAATGACTGGTAATCTCTGTGGATTAATTCAAGGTATTCTTGATGATGCCTTAGACATGGGCAATGCAGAACAAAAAGCAAGAGATAATGTAGATAACCCACGGAATAATCAAGTGAAGAGGCAACCTCAAGTTGGAACTTGTTATGCTGAGGATGTAATTGGTAAAGTATTCTATGCAAATAAACAAGTAATTGATGATGCAAATAATAATTTAGTAGATAATGTTAACTCATTTTTAGACGACATACAAAATGAATTGGCAGGAGTAAGTGGTGCTCTTTCTGATATTACAAGTCTTCTTGGTGGTATTAGTGGTAGCATGACCTCTGCTCTTAGTTTCAGTAATATATCCCTAAGTGTATTTGGTTGCGAATTAACTCCAAACTTAGCAGTATCTGATAAGTATTGTCTGGCTAATGGTGGATCAGCACAACCAGATTCTTCCTTGCCAAGTCCAAAATCTATTGAGAACTCAACAAACAGGGAGAATGAGGATGCACTGCAACCAACGGAAGAAACACCTTTTGCATCACCACCAAGATCTCAAGAAGACCTTGAACTTTTATAATAAATACACAATATGAAGGCAAAGTATAATCGATAATGTCGTTTAATCTCTTCGGATCTGCAACTAAATCGGATATAAGGGTCGGTTATATTGATCCTGAGAGGGGTTTTGTCGGCAATCTTTCAGTATATGAGGCAAATAAGTACGCAAAATTAAATCCAGGTACTACTTTTATCTTTAGAAGAAGAGATAAAATTCAGTACATGAATATTAATGGAGTTAATGCATTAACTCCAAAAGACTTACTACCAACTAATTCTGCATCGGGAAGTGATGGATGTGATGGTATAACAGGTCTTGACATTTATGAAGATGGAGGTAGTGGCACTGGAACTGGTACTGGAACTGGTACTGGTGGAACTGGTGCTGGTGGTGCTGGAGGTGGAACTGGCACTGGTGGAACGGGTGGCACTGATGATGGATTTAGTGATATTAAAGCAGAAGTTTTGGCAGAAATTTCTCCCAGAGTAAGATTTTCTGGTGGTGGAGGAATTGGTGCCAAGGGTAATGGTGTCTATGGAACTGATGGATCTTTACTTGCAGTTGATCTGATTGAAGGTGGATGGGGATATCAGTATGCTCCAATCACTGATGTTTTTGATGACTATGGTATTGCATCTGGAGCTGTTGTTCGCTCCATTATGATTGGAGATCCTGATTATCCTGAATGTAAGTTCTTTAAGACAGTAGAAACTTTTGAGAGGGAAGAAGATTTTGAGGAGTATGATCTTAGCGGAGCACCCTCAGGATCTTTTGGTAGAAGATATGATAAAGATGGAAAGGATGTTGGAACATGGGATCCTACTCTCTATGCAACCCTTGAAGAAAGTCCAATAAGATTAGAGATTCAAAGATATCAAGACTTTCTTCTTTCCCTTAGAAAAGAATCAAAAATTAATGTCGATGATAAGATAGTTCGCAACTGGTGGACGACAAGAAAAGAAAGGCCACTTCAGGTAACTGCAGCAAATAGAAAATCAAGGGCAGTTCATGAAGTTGTTCATTGGGGATGGGGTGGCAAAGAAGTAACTGTGGCAAAATCTCCACCAGCAACGGTTGACAATTTTGTTGATCTTAAGTTTAAAGTCTACAGTCAGGGTGGAAATCAGGCAGACAGACAAATGCGATTTACCTTTGCGGCCGAGGATGGATCTCATTCTTTTGTGTTTAAGGCAACTGACTTCAAAGATGATAAAGAAACAACGGTAACAAAAAAGGTAAAAAAGAACACCAAATATAAAGTAACTGCCAGTGGTAACTACAAGGGGAAGGGAGTTGAGCAAGGTCTTGTTGGAGGTCTTGGAAGAGGATCAAAAGAAATTAAAGGAAATAAAAAAGGAACAGTAATTTTTGCTGATTTTGTTAGGTCTGCAAATGATAATGATGACTTGCAAGTTGAAGCAACTCAAGGTATATTCAGGGCCACCAATGAAAGAAAGCGAGATGGGCATAGCACCAATGACTTAACTTATATTTTTGAGAGCACCAAAGATTTTAAACCACAACCCAAAACTAAAAGGGTAATTGAAGATAGTTTCATGAATAACCATGCAATATCTCCAGTTCCTCCATCAAATGCTCCTGGTAGTGACTTTGCTGGAATTGAACATACTCTTGAATGGGAAGAAGATTTTCCATATGATGGAGATTATATCTTTAGATTTCTTGCAGACAACGTTGCTGATATCTTTCTTGATAATGAGTTAGTCGGTAGAACAAGAAGATTTAAAGGAGCTCCAGATAAGTTAAAGAAGTTTGTAAAGTCTGGCGTTCATAGAATCAGAGTTGACCTTGAAAATATTCCCATCTATGAAAAAATAGTTGTACAAAGAGAGGAAAAAAATAGAATTCCTGTTGAGTTTGAAGTTTATGGACAAGGAACTGAAAGACATAGAGCGATAAAATTTGCATTCACTTCCGAAAACGGATCTCATTCTTTTGTTCTGGACAATGTTCAGAAGAGTGATAGTTCTTATAAAAAAGAAATCAATATTCTTAGAAACACCAATTATAAGGTCGTTGCAATTGCTGATGCTGCTCCAGAAAAAGTATCTGATAAAAGAGAATATAAATTAGAATTTGATGGATTAAACAGGTCAAATAATCCAATTGAAGTTTCAGGTAAAAATAGCAGAAATAATAATAATACATTAAAATTAAGAGACGGTAGTGGTGGTGATGCTAATGCTAAGTTCACTATCATGTCAACTTCTCCTGGACTGAAAGCAAAGTTCTCTGATGATGGAACAAAGTTAATTGTTACTGGGCAATCAAAAGGTGATGTTACCCTGAAATTAGAATGGGACGATAATCCACGCACAGCTGGTGTTGCTGTAAAGTCAATTAAGATAGGTGACACTCAGTGGATTCAGAGAGGTGAAAAAGGTAATGTCAAGAGAACAATAAACATTAATAAAGTATCGAATACCAAATCAAGTTCTGGAGTTGTAGAACAAGGAACAGTACAAGAGTTCAAGCAACGCACCAAAGAGAAAGGAAATAAACCAAGTAAGATTGCTTTTGCAGATTATGTTGGATCTTTTAATGATAACGATGATATGCAAGTAAGAGTAAATAGAGGTATTTTTACTGCATCAAATAGAACTCCCATAACAGGTACTGGTCCTAAAGGAACTCAAACAAGAGGAACACATAATCTAACATTTAGGGTTGATGCGAAACCAGAGCCTAAAAAATCATCTCCTGGATCAGAAGGTGTTGAAACTTCAGAAATTTTTAACACTAAAGAATTTATTGCTAAAGCAGATAGAAAATTGTGGAGAAT